ATGGAAAGTGATCAGAATTTATCTTAGGAGTTAGGTATGTATAACCAGGTCTCTCTAAGACTACATGTGAGAAGAAACCAAAGTTTGTTCTACCTTCAGTAACCTCATCATCATTGTATGCTTTGTCGTGCCAATGCCAAGGAAAATCAGGACTTAAGACAAGTTCCTTTACCTCTTTGTAAAGGTCACTGAATGCTACTTGAATTCGCATTCAAGCATTAATTGAGTTAAGCATGCAAGGAGATTAATCTCCTGATCTACAACAAATGCAGACTTGTATTGATATTCAGCAATGATTAAAACTGCTGCTGCAATACTAGGACCTGTCATCAGACTAGCAGCATTATCATAGAGTTTCCTCATGATAGAAGTAGGATCTGAATCTAAATTTTGTTGCACCCATTTTTTTACATCATTGAATCGTTTTGCTTTCAATGATTCTACCAGAGTATTAACGTTTGCATCTCCTAGTGCTGCTAGGATGCCAGTATCAATAGATCCTGTGCTTGCATATCGTTGCAACTCATTAAGTGTTCTTCGGAAATCTGGGAAGTATTTCTGAATAACTTCTGCTACAACTCTATCAGAGAAAGTAACATCCTCAGCAACGAGGATTCCTTTACATCTATCAAAGAATGCAGCAGCAAGTTGTTGTTTTGTTTTACCACGGACATTGAATTCTACTACTGTTGTTCTACTGTGTAGAGGTTCAATGATTTTGTTTTTAAAGTTACATGTAAATATAAACCTACAATTCTTTTGAAACTCTTCTATCGATGCACGAAGTAAGAGTTGTACATCTGGTGTAGTGTTGTCTGCTTCGTCGATGATAAGGACTTTGTGCTTTGCTGATGCTGTAAGTGATACAGTTGCAGCAAAGTTTTTTGCTTGGTTTCGTACGGTGTCAAGGAATCGTCCTTCATCTGATCCGTTAATGACATAGAAATCTGCTCCTAATTCATTACACAATGCTTTTGCAATAGTTGTTTTACCGACACCTGCTGTGCCTGATAAAAGTAAGTTGGGAATCTCACCCTGTTCTACGAAACTGTTGAACGTAGATTTCACATCAGGAGGTAGAATACAGTGCTCAATTGTTTTTGGTCTGTATTTCTCCACCCATAAAAAGTCACTCATAATGTAGTAATGTTGTATTCAATTTCGATGACAGTGCTCATTCTACCAGTAGAATCTGATCTAGTCAACTTTTTCATATTACCACCAAGTTGTTTGGTGATACCTTCTAGTTCAGTTAGAAGTTCTTTCTCCAGATTTTCTACTGGATCCCAATGTCTGTCTGCTCTCATACCCACTCTGGTTTGCGTGATGGGTCACGAAGATAATTTGTTGCTGCCCAAGGTTTAGATGCAATGTATCTTTTATACTTAGTAAAGATATCAATAGTCTGATCATGTTTGAATTGATCAGGACCTGCAAAAACAAATGATGATGGTACGTCATGCCATAGATCTGTAGCAAGAGGTATGATAGTTGTTGCTTCTATCAATGTATTCTTGCAACTATGTGTCTTGCCATAACGATGTGTATATTCTAAACACATTGCAAGACCATGTGCAAGCAACCACCATGTATTCTTTAAGCAATCGTTTGCCCATACAGTGCATGGATGATTACGAAACGCACCTTTCTCTGTCTTGTATGGTTGACCATCAAGGCGATGTAGATCACCATACCCATGACCCCACTTCTCAGAACAAACAATAGATAACATTTGACATGTTTCTAATGGCATCTTGACGATGTGTTTATCTGGTAAACGTTGAGCAGATACAGTTGGTGATGGATCAGTTACAAAAATGTTCATTCGGATGCCCTCCATTCTTTCCTCATTGTAACATATGTTTTATTCTTCGCAACAATATCTCTAACCTTTTTAAATATTTGTGCAGACTTAGCATACTTACTTGTCAAATGATCTGGTTCTTGGGGGCGTACCTTTCCTTCATTATCATATTTCTTTCCTGTGTTATGATTAGCGTATCGTCTTGATCTGGTAAAACCCATTTCTAAAAACTTACGACACATATCCATACCGATGAAATCTTTTTCATCACGATAATCTAGATACATACCAAAGATATGGTTAGAAGATTCTACTGCTTCATCGGGAGTTTTGAATCTCCAATGAGCACATATATCGTTAGTATAAGGGCGAACCAATAGAACTCCTTGCTCTCCCCTTCCAATACGATAAAGTTTACGAGTTTCCTCGTCCGTAAAATCAAGTCTCTTGTAATCGAGTTCATAATCAAATTCTTTCATCTTTTTTAGGATAATAAACTTCAACGTAACTGTCGCACTTAGGGCAGTGGAGATTAGTTACGAAACTATACTCCTCTGCATAAGGACAATCGTTGTCACCTCCCCAGATTAGTTCGGTGTCACAGTGCCAACATTTCATGTGTTGGGTTCTAGAGCAATGTAGTATTTGATTCCGTGACCTTTGAACAAGGCAACATTTGTCTTACTCAATACTACATCATAATCCCCAGATAAAAGTTTTAAGTTTTCAACTTTGAAACAAAAACAAAACTCTTCTGTAGTGGTTCCAACTTCTACCGAGTAATTGTTGGAAGTATCATTCTTTTTATCTGTTACACAGAGTTGCATGGTTTCTCCGTCACCATACAAACAAAGATCAGGAAGTTGATACACCATAGCAGCACGTTGCAGTTGCATCAAGATCCTAGATTCAAGTTTGAATTCAACATCTTCAGATGGTAAGTTAATTTCTTTCTCAGGTGCCTGAGTAATGATATCAGGATCAGCATAGAAATAACGTGTCTTTGATTTACCTTTTAGATCACTTACTGTGACATAGTTGGTGTTTGTAGTATCGATCTTTGGTGACTCAAACAGAGATAGACCTCCAAGGAAAACTCCCAAGTCGTAGATAGAAATTTGCGAATCAAACTGCTCTTCGACATCGGCAATAGCGAGTATGTTTTTATTAATACTGAGTGTAGAAATCTTATTGCCAGGTTTAATAACAATAGACTTGTTGATTGAACAAAAGTTTTTAAGGACTTCAATGGTTGGTTTGGAAATTACGGTCATAATAAATTAGTCTTCTTGTGCTGCCCAAGTTACTGCAGCGTAGTTTGCTTCGTCTCTTGTGTGAAAGTGCATTAGTAACACTCCATAGTGTAGCACCTTTAAGAGATCTTGTCTAGCACTACCCTTCCTATCATAACGCGAAGCGTACTTTAGAATGTTACTTCTACAAAATGCTTTAGCATCACCACAGGCATCAATTACATCGAGAGTCTGAATCTTATCACTAGCATAGTGTTGAGAGTAAGTGCTCTCAATGTAATGTTGGAGTTCCTCTAGGAACTCCTTTTCGCGATACTTCATCTGTGATCCTCAAGTAATGTAACGTTATCATTAGTATACTCTGAATCATCTCCTGCGTCAACTTTTGTATAGAGATCTAGGAAAGATTGTTTTGTATCTTCATCAAAACGATTAACACAGTTTGTGATTGCGGTCAACTTATCGCCAAAGATTTGATATGCTGAAACAATGTGAACCAAACGACGAGTTGTAATAACTTCATCAACACCACCGTCAAAGAATGTCTTACGGATAACACCTGCCCACTTGATTAGATTCCCTGCAAAGTCTTTATCACATCCCTGATTGATCAAGATCTTAGTCTCGATAGTAGCAGAAGGATACTCTTGCTCGAATGTAATTGGGAACCTCTCAAGGAATGCTTCGTTAAGAATATTTGTTCCTACGAATCTGCCATCGTCAGATCCTTTACCTTTAGTGTTAGCAGTAGCAATAACAGTAAATCCTTCAGCAGGTTTTACATACCTACCAATCTTCTTAAGGAATACACCTTTACCTTCCAAGACAGATTGTAAGCATAGAATCTTGTTTGAAGCAAGATCAATCTCGTCTAGAAGGAGGACAGCTCCCCTTTCCAAAGCTTCGACCACAGGTCCGTTGTGCCAAACAGTGTCGCCATTAACAAGACGAAACCCACCAATAAGATCGTCTTCGTCTGTTTCGATTGTGATGTTGACACGGATTAACTCCCTATTAGTTGCAGAGCATGCCTGTTCAACTGATAAAGTCTTACCGTTTCCAGATAGACCTGTAATGAATAGAGGATAGAACTTCTTCGATGAGATAACTTTCTTTACAGAAGTGTAGTTACCAAAAGGAACATATGTATTATCTTTATCAGGAACATAGTTTGCTTTTTTCTTAGCAGCAGGTGCTTCGTATGCACGTTCAATTTCTTGAATGGTTAGATTCCACTTGCCTATACCTGATTTATAAGACTTAAGTCTTTTACATGCAGTTGAATAGGATACTTTAAGTGTCTTTGCTGACTCACGAATGTCTTTGCATCCGACTTCAGTTCCAACATTATCAGTTAGGTGTTGAACAAGTTGTTCAGTTGTCACAGGGTTTGGTTCAAAAGTCATAGTCTTTGTTTGTCTATACATTTATTATAGCAGGTATATCTGCTTAGTGGCAACAGAGTGGACAGTTATTTATCCGAACACTGCTGTCACACTCACTATTGTAGAATTAGGATTTCTTGCTAATGCAACTTTCTTTGCATCATCGTAATCTACAGCAACTACAGTTTCTTCAAAAATCGTACCTGCTTTGAATAGGGTTACTTTACATCTCATGCTATTTGCTCCACGAATGCGTTTAGAAGTGTTTTGTTTGTGGTCTTAGAACCCATGTGCTTTTTGAATGCACGTTGTAGTTCTGCTCTAGTAGCGACCTCGCCTTTCTGTTTTACTTCAATCTTTTGTGTATCTTCACCTATACCTCTATCTGGCATGTAGAAAGACTCAGAGAATCCAACTTGATTTTTGATTGAAGCAAATCTTTCTTTCCTCCATTGTGTATCAATAGCATCTTGCTCATCAGTAGATAAACATAAGCAACGCATAAGACGAGATAGTTCACTCTTACTGCATAGTCTGATACCTATCCAGTTGTAGTCAGTAATTTCTCTGAAGTAACTTACAATCTCTTTTGTAGTTTCATAAGGACTACTACCAATCTTACGTTGGTAACGAGTTTCATGATCACGAAGAACAAATACTTTAGTTCTTGTGCTACAAATCTGAGACATTCTCAACTCTTCAGAGTAAGTAGTTTTCTGCCAGTATGTCATTGGATTTGATTCTCCATCAGTTAGACATACAACATTTACTTTCTGAACATTCTCTTCTTTCTTAAGTTTGTTTACTAAGTGACGTGTGCATAAAATTGCTTCAGAGAGAGGTGTGCCACCAAGAGCATATTTGTCAAGATAGTTGATACGACGTCCGTTCATAGCAAACACCTGTCTGTAAATCATCTTGCAAGATTTTTCAAGTGACTTAGCATTTTGTTTAGAAGAGAATAATTCAAGGAGTCTGAAATCATCAGAGATACCCAAGTCATTTTCTTTTGCAGTGATTGCTTTGTTATGAATTAGATTTCCATATTCGTCTCTACCATAGTGATGGAATGAACTTTGGAAAGCATACACACGGAATGGAATTTGTGCTTTACGACAGAACCAGATTAGATTCATTGTTTGCTTAAGAGTATCCAATAATCCATACTGCATAGAACCAGACCAATCAAGATGTAAAACTAGACCATGATTCTTACCCTCAGGAACAGTTGTAACTTTCTTGAAAATGTCATCAGTTAGTTTGTATTTGTAAAGAGTATTAGTGTTGATGACACCTGTCTTTGATACTGCTGCACGTCTGTATTCATCAGCAGACTTCTTCATTTCAAATTGTTTTACAAGATAGTTTACAGACTTCTGTGCACTCTTTTTGAAACTTTCATAGTGACGATCACAATAATCAAGATTCTCTCTTCTATAATTCATTCTATCATCATCTTGATACTCCTGATAATACCAATCAGTGTAAAACTTTTCAAGATCAGATTGAATCTCAGTGAAAGGAATTGTAAGTAGATCTACGTCAATCTTAGGAAGATTAAGATAAATCCATTCTTTAGCATCATCATCAATCAAATCTTCTAGTGCGTCTTGTAGTGCTTGATCAGTAACACTCTCAGTTTCATCTACATCATCAAACAATTCGTCTACCAACTCAGTATCAAGATTACTTGCATCATAAGACTCACCACCTACACCAGAGGTATCTTGCTTTTGTGCTTGTTGTCCTAGACCTTCTGATAGATCATCTAGAGGATTGTCTGAACTATCCCAAGGTTGAGTAGGATTGATGATCTCTTGATCAGGATCTTGATCTGCCTCTTCTTTCTCTCCACCTTCTGACTTTCCATCATCATTACCATTTGATTCTCCCTCGCCACCGTCTGCATTAGTAGGAACAGGTATATCCATTTCTTCTTCTTTCTCTGCTTGCTTTGACTCTGCCCATTCATATAATTCTCTAGCAAGATCTAAGACATCTTGGAATGTTTCAGTTCTACCTGTCTTTTCTACCCAATGCTTTTCATCATCAGAGAAAGGAATACTTGTATTACCTTTGAAGTAAAGATTGATACGATCGATTAGTGAAAGTGTCTCATGATCTTCATGCTTTACACCAAAGAAATCCATATCCCAGAGTTCTTTGTATCCATCGAAGAAAGACTTACGAAGACCAGGATAGGTACGCTTCATCATCTTTTCGATACGAGCATCTTCTAGAACATTGATGAATGACTTAGGAACATCACACTCCAATCCCTCAGCAGGTGTGTAAAGAGCATGACCTACTTCATGACCAACTAGAAGATCATATACAGTTTCTGATGCATGTTTCCAAATAGGAAGACAGAGAACACGATTCTCAACATCGAAGTATGCAGTTGTAACCTGACGGTGCTCAACTGTTAGGTTTTCTGTTGCTAGTAGTTTAGCGAGTGTTCCTTTTACTTCTTGATTGATCATGTGTCTGTGTTTCGTATATACCTATTATAGCAGACTCATGATCAATGTGCCACTTACTGTGCCACTTTTTTAACTGGCATATAAGATGGAGGAACATGATGATCATTCCAGTGTCTTATGTTACCTGCTACAATAAAACAGTTAGTAACTACTAACTGAATAAAAATAAATGTTCGGATTAAAGCAATCCAATCTGCTTCTTTATCTGAGTTTCCAGACTTGTCTCCAAGTGCTTTTGCCCATACTCTCCAAACTTTACGAGTCGTCTGACATACGCGAGAAATCATTAATCTTTTCAAATCTAAGTGTCCTTAGGAATTTGTCTAACAAGACATCACCTTTGTGCGAGATAACAAATATGTTACTTGAAATACCCAAAGCATGAAGAATTTTTAAAAGTTCATTCGTTCCTTCTGCGTCCAAAGAACTATCAAATACTTCATCAAGTATGAGTAAATTAGTAGCAACACTATTTTTCATACGAGCAACTTCTCTCCATGTAAATAGCAATGCTAAATCAATTTTTGCTTTTTCACCTTCAGAAAAAGATGAATATGAAAATTCATCTCTAAATCT